ATGAATCATCACCAGCCATTATTATAATATGCGCTATAAAATAATGTGGCAAGTGTTCATTGCGCTGTACTTTTCCTATCTCATCCTGGGACCTCACTGGATTGCCAAACTAGTAAGAAAGGAACCCCTGGATATTGTGAAGAGTCCGCACCAATTCCTGACGCGCGGTGTGTTCATAAGCTACGTAGCCCTCCTGTACACTGCATGGTTTCTGTACAGACCATCGCTCTCGTCATTCATGAATGCCCTCGCCGTGTCATTGGCAGCCACTTTGGCCTACTACAGCCGGTGGGGTCCAGAGAAGACCCTCCCCATGCACGCACTGCTGAACATGTTTATTCTCGTCTCTGGTAAAAAGTTTGTAGATACACAAACATTTATAACACTGGTCCTTGGTATTTTTTACATCGTGTTTCATGATAAAATTTATTAATGTATTGTAAGTAAGCATGGTACACATTGTTGGATGCGGACCCACGGGTATGACCTTGGCGTGGGAACTCAGGAAAATTGGTGTCCCAGTCACAATACATGAAAGAAAACCATCAGCAGGTGGGTCGTGGTGGGAACCAGACTTGACGAAGAGAGATTTACACGCTCACCGTATCCTCTTTGACAGGGGGTGGGTAAATACGAGAAGTCTTCTTAAAGATATGGACATTTCATGGGATGACCTGTTTGAAAGACACACCGATGGTGTTTTCCCATATATGTTTAAAAAATTCAAGTTTCAAGATTACTTGGCCCTTCTTACACTTCCATTTGTGGCGAGACGGGACCGTACCCTTAAAGATGTCCTCCAAGGAAGAATGTCCCATGAAGGTGCCTCTATTATGGAACACCTTCCACTTATTATTGATGGTATCACGTGGGATGTGATGAGTTCCTATGAAATGTTGGAAAGTTTCAATCACGTCACATTTTCCAGGCAGTGGACGCAACGTGTTTCTGGAAAAGTCATGGGTGATAAAATGTATGAGGCTTTAGAAAACGTTGGTGTTGAATTTAAATTTAACACCTCCCTTGATGAATTATTATACATCTCCGATGAAGACAACTATGTGGCGACATTCTCCGATGGAACAAAACTCAAAGATGAACTCCTGGTTCTTTGTGTGGACCACAGCCCTGCTATCAAACTCGTCGGGGACAACTGGGGACCAGGGGCGAAGACCATGTTAAACGACACGACGTATGGGTGTTTAAACCTACTTTTGGATTACCCCATGGGTGCGCCAGAGATGAAAGATGACCTTGAAATTGCCGCGACGACGCCATGGAAGTTACAACCGAGGGTGTTGTCCGATGGTAAGACGCTGTCGTGTGTCATCTGCAACTTGACTGATTCTATTTTACGCACACCACCAGAGGATTTAAAACAGGGTGTTTTGGAACAGTTGGGTGTGCGTGCACCTGAAACTATTCGCGTGGGTTGGGGGTCTACGTGGGATGGTGAACGTTGGCAATTCCACCAAAGTTCGGGAACACTCGCACTCACGGGTCAGTTGCCATTCTTCGGACGATGTTCTCGCGTAGCCCTTTGTGGCATGATGAGTGATAGACGCACCCCGTACGCATCCTTAGAGGCTGCCGTGGAAGTTGGTCGTCAGTTTGCTCATGAAAACTTTGGAACTCCCACACCCCTGGAGACTTTGAAATTATCACACATCGTGATTTTATTACTTATAATTTTTGTTGTATTAATATTAAAATAATGAAATTTCGGGGAAAAGTCGTAACATCTATGTATGAACATAACGATAAAAAATACATCAGATTACGAGTACCTCCCGAAATGGCACGAATTATTATACAGATAGAGTCTCGGAATAATTACAAACTCAACTCTGAAAACTATATTCAAAAAGATTTCTTTGACAACACCTTGACACTAAAAATTCCATTCCGTTACCGACGCGTCATGTGCCCCATGACAGGGAGGAAACCTATCCAAGAAGTTGTCACAGATGATGAAGTAGATGTAGATATAGAGTACACGGGTGTGTGGCACGCGTCAAACTACTCAGGACACTCGTGGAAAATTAAAAATATTCATATATATTAATGAGTACAAATTGGTCGGATATAAGGACAACGTATAAAAAACAAGTTGACAACTTACAATTAAATAACGACAACAAGACTCGTTATAAGAACCGGATTAATAACACATTCAACACAAACACGATGAAAAATATCGTCAATGAAGCAAAGGCTGCCAATGCGAGACGTGTGAACAACTTGACGGTGCGTGCAGCAAACATAAACTTGGGTCGTCAAAATGGTTTGAGTAACAAGGTCTCTGAGCGTATAGTTTCACTGGCTGAAAAAGCGTCGCGAGATACCACCAAGCTCCTTAAATCGGGTGAAATCGCGGATGCCATCGTGAGTGCGGTGGTTCTTATCAGTGGAGTACTTGGTAGTCAAAAAATAAACATAAACGCCAACAGAGTGCTCAACGTATTCCCGCGAGGATTGCCATACATGCAACCATACTTGTCTTCGACCTACACTATTGAAAAAATGACGAAACGCGCGGTATTCTGGTTTGCGCAGTACAAGACGAAGCAGTTTTCACCTTTGTACACCATCTACGAAGAAGCGTTTTCTACTTTTGGTAAAAATAAAAAATCAAAAGTTGGCGAATACATGACATCTCTGTTCATCTACAGCTACTATGCATTCATCATCGCTGCGATGCCAAAGACACCTGAAAAATTGAAAAAGTTTATCAAAGGGACGCTCAAGGGATTATATCAAACGGTGGCCCATAGGTATACACTCTCTGTAGTGACACCTATTATTATTACACTTATGTATCAGGTATACGTTGAAAAATTAAAATTGCAAACGAGTGTGGCTTATAAAATCTATGAAACGCTCGTAGGACCTTTCGTGGAAGAACGAAGTCTGCAACTGCTGAGTGCAGGTGGTGGACTTCTCGCGAAGAAGGCACTTCCCTATTTTGCTAAAATTAAAGTGCGACAACTGGCACCCGCGCAATTCGGAACAGCTCTTGACATTGCGGTAGATACCATCGTAGATGCCGCGGAACAACGCGTACGAATTCAAGAAGTCAGTCCGGGTGGTACTATGAGAAATATGACACCTGGCGGGGGAGTGGCACGTACCGGTAATACACCCGTAGCAACACGTGCGAGGTCCAAGACGAAGACGAAGACGATCTTTGCGCCTTTCAATACTCCACCATCAACACCTAAGCGGACTCGATGACTTCCTGGTCTTCTTCACGCGCCTTCGGAAGGGCACCGGGGAGGTCAACTTCCTTGAGTCCATTTTTCTGAAATTCAACAAACACTCGGAGCATTCCCTCCATACGATGGACCTCTTGGGAAAGTTCTACAATTTGTCTTTGCAACTGTTTAATATTATCTTCAACACTGACGATGGCCATTTAATAAATTAAAGTTACGACCCTTTAACCTATTAAATGTTGACAAGGAGTGGATACATCATAGAAGGTAATGCCGAAATAAAAAAAGAATTGACTGTAAGACCTGAAGTCAATGGAGACTTTGGATTCCCTCCACCACCTTTTAAAGTTTTTAGAAAATCTAAGAATGGAATCTGCGTTCCAAGATTCTACGGAACTGCTAAGGTGGGAGAACCCACCGTTGACAAAAGACCCGAACCCACCAGAGTCAACCTCACCTTCAATGGAACTCTCCGTGACGCCACCCATCAGAACGCCGCACTTGCTGCAGCTCTCAAAGCAGGTCACGGAGTTCTTTCACTCCCATGTGGGTACGGGAAGACCACGGTGGCGTTAGCCATCGCGTGCAAGTTGGGATACAGAACTATGATTGTCGTTCACAAAGAGTTTCTCGCCGCGCAGTGGGAGGAGAGGATTCGTCAATTTTGTCCAGGGGCATCTATTGGAAGAGTTCAACAAAATAAAAAAGAAACAGAGTGTGATTTCATCATCGCCATGTTGCAAAGTTTATCTCTGAAAGAATATACTTTTGATGATTTTGATAGTGTTGGCACACTCATCGTTGACGAAGCCCATCACATTTGTGCAAAAGTATTTAGTCAGAGTTTATTCAGAATGTGTCCTCGTCACGTGTTTGGTCTTTCCGCCACCCCAGAAAGAAAAGATGGTCTTACAAAAGTTTTACACTGGTTCATGGGTCCAACATTTTTTGCCGTGGAACGGAAAAACCAAGCGCAGGTGGAAGTGTTTCCAGTGAAATACGAACACCCGATGTTTAAAAACCCCCCACCGTGCACGAGATTTGGTAAAATATCTCTGGTGAACATGATTACCGAACTCGTCGAGTGTCGGGACAGAAACAGGATGTTAGTAGAACTGATGAAGAAAGCATCGGCAGGAAGTCGTCAATTGCTCGTCCTCAGCGACCGTCGTCTACACTGCGAGATGCTTCACCAATGTTTCCCTAAAAACTCAGGTCTCTACATGGGTGGAATGAAAGAGAAGGACCTTCAAGAAAGTTCGACGAAAAAAATAATCATCGCAACATTTTCTCAAGCCCACGAGGGTTTGGATATCCCTACCCTAGACACGGTCATCTTGGCCACACCAAAGAGTGACATTCAGCAGAGCATTGGTCGTGTGATGCGAGAGACAAAGGGCAAACAAAACAATCCACACATCTATGACATAAGTGACCAGTGGAGTCTACTCACGGCGATGTGGTACAAACGTCTGAAGGTGTACAAGGCGGGTGGGTTTAAAATACATGGGAGTGGTGGTGAGCGCGCGACCACTTCTGAATTGCCTCAGGGAAAATGTTTATTTTTAAATATATCATAATAGTAGAAATGGCATTAGTGTCCCTCGTGAGTAAAGGGCTACAAGATGTGTACGTCAGTAATGATGAAAGTGATTACAGTCATTTTAAAATGAAATATAACAGACACACCAATTTTTCACAAGCCCCGAAACACATCGCCACCCTCGACGAAAACAACTGGAATTTTAAAATCCCCTCCGATGGTGACATCATCAATGCTCTTTGGGTAGAAGGGCACATCGTCGCGAATGTGTTTTACGAATCAACGATCGACCTGTACGTGGGTGGACAAAAAGTGGACTCCCAACCTTTTGAATACCTTTCAGACATCTGGACCAACTACCTGGCTGACACGTACACCAAAAGTACACAAATCAATAATAAAATATCTCAATCCGATACAAATTTCCAACCCCTCCACTTTTTCTTTTGTGACCACAAAGCCTTTTTACCTTTGTGTTGTCTGGCGTATCACGAAGTCGAGGTGAAAGTAAATTTTAAAGCGACAAACTTTTCAGCACATAACCGAACTGAAGCACAAAAGTCGTTGAAAGTATACGCAAACTTCGTGTACCTGGACACGCGTGAGAGAGAACAACTCGTTGGGAGACAAGTTGACCTACTCGTGACGCAGGTGCAGCAATTGCGAGCTCCCATGGAGACTGTCGTTGATAACGTGGTTGAAGAGGGTGGGTACAATAACATTGATATTTCTGCTTTTAATCATCCGGTGAAATCCATCTTTTTTGGTTTCAACGCATTATTGAATAACAAGGAGACGGACCGATTTACATTCAGGGAGTGTGATGTGCTCATCAATGGTCAAATATTATTTGAAAAAATGTCTCCAACATATTTTCACACCGTTCAAAATTATTTGAAATCAGCCTATGGAAACTCTGAATTTAACAATGAAAACTCCAATCCATTTTACACCCGTTTTTTTGCCTACCACTTTGGCCTCAATGCCTCAGAGTATTTCCCAAATGGCACGACAAACTTTTCACGTCTCGATTCAGTGAAACTCATCTTACGTGGTACAGAGAAAGGTTCGGCGAGACCGAGCGACCAGGATTTACAAGTGATGGCGGTCTCATATAATGTGCTTCGTCTAAAGGATGGAATGGGTGGAATTTTATTCGGAAGTTAAAGTAGAACATGGTCTTCTTAGGGAGCACAGGGAAATTTGACCAAGTTACCCTTGTTCGGCTTGACCCTCAGCGTCCCACAGAGGACTTGAGTAATCAGGTGGAGCAAAACATCTTCACAGGGGACTTGGAAGCTTCAAATGTGTTCACTTCAAATATTGGTATTGCAAACTTGTACCCTGAACACAACTTTTCCCTTGGGAGTAATTTGTGGATGAACGATGCTGGAACGACTGTTGTGAACATCAAAAAGAGAACGGAACTTGAGCAAGCTTTCGTGAGCACCCAGTTTGGTGTGAATACGACATCTGCTGTGTTCCCGTTTCAGGTGAATGACACAAACAGGGTGTATGTTGATAACCAAGGCGAC